GCTTCGGTGTGTTGTTTTTCCGGCACCCCCCCCTGCGTCTGTGGGTGTTCTCCCCCTGCTTTTTGGGAATCGTTCTCGTTTTGTCGGTGTGGTTCGGGTGTCGATCGTGTTCATGTGTTAACGCGGTTCATGTGTTAACCGTGTTCACTCGTTGACGTGGTTAATCTGTTAACCGTGTTCATGTGTTAACAAGGTTCATCCATTGACGTGGTTCACTTGTTAACCGTGTTCATGTGTTAACCGTGTTCATGTGTTGACGTGGTTCATTGATTGACGGCGTTCATGTGTTGACCGTGTTCATCCATTGACGGCGTTCATGTGTTGACTGGGTTCACGTGGCTTGTTGGTATTGGGAACCGTTCTCACGACACGCCGACTTGACACTGCGGGTCACGTCCGGTATATTGAAAGTATCAACCAAGGAGGTAAAGAAATGCACAAGACACTGAACGGCAAGGGTTACATCAAGGACGGCGAGGGGGTGTTCGTCACCTCAGCCGGTGAAGTCTACGCCTACCGCTACGGGCGGCTGGAACCCATGACCACGACGGACAACCCCAAGGGGCTGCTCGCCATTGAATCGGCCGCACGCGCCTGAACGACACGCTGACTTGACGCCCAGCGCCAAGTATGGTATATTAAAGACATAAACCAAAGGAGTGATTACAATGAGTGATTATCAGGGAACATACGAGCTGCAGGCACTGTACGACAGCCACCAATCGTTCTACGGCAAAGCCTTCGTGGAACGCTGGGGCACCGAACGCGGCATGCAGTGGGTGCTCGAATCCTACGGCACGACCGTTGCCACGGTCACCCCAATCAGCGCGCCGGACGCCGACACCGAAGCCTACGAGGTCAGGATAGGCATGCAGTATCTGAGCGCCACGACGCTACGCCACGTGAAGGAGTTCTTGGCCCAGACGGACGACGTTTTCAAGGGAATCACGCTGCCGTGGCTGCGCAAGGCCATCAAGGACGGCGAACCCATCGAGAGCGGTCCGCTATGGCCCAAGACGTATACCGTCAAGGCCATGTGACCGCGACACGCCGACATTGACAATCGTATAACAGAATGATATATTAAAGATATCAACCAAAGGAGTGATTACAATGCAGAAGGAAACGTTCATCAACGAGATGAAGGCACGCGGATACGAAATCAAGACCGTCAACAACGGCAAAGTGATTGCCCGCAAGGGCGACGCCACCGTCCGGTGGGTCGCGCTCGCCGACTATGGCGTCTACATCGCAACGCCGACCGTGAAGGCCATCACCAAGGAACACGCGACGGACGCCGAAAACCTGCGCATCATAGACGGCCTGACCGCCTAGCCCCAGCAGCACACTTGCGGGTGCGAGTCCCGCAAGGGCACGAAGAAGCAAGCCATTCCATTGGCGGAAGCGTCCCGCCACCACTAGTAGAAAGAGGAAAATGATTGTTACCGCAGTACCCGGCTCCATGCCGGAACCCGAAGACATCCTAGCCATGAGCGAGACGAACCACGACGGGGGCGGTGTCAGCTGGTGGGATGGCGAGCGCCTGAGGGTCTTCAAGAACGTTGACCCGTTGAAAGTCGTCGGCTTCATCTACAGCCATTGGGAGCAGCTCAGGCGCGCACCGTGCCTGATTCACTTCCGTCTCGCCACGCATGGCGCGGCGGAGCCGGGCAACTGTCACCCGTTCCACACCGACCGTGGCTATATCGCGCATAACGGTATCGCCCACGACTATGAGGTCGGCCCGTACGCGTCCGACTCGCGCAACATGGTCGAGGCGTGGATTGACAGCGGATACAATAACAGCGTGTTCGACGGTCAGGGACTCGTGGCCCTCATCACCCCGCACGGTTGTCTGAAGTGGCTTGAAGGCGAGCCGATTGAATACTCGCGCGGCGTATGGGTCTCCAACATGTTTTGATGATTTTTCGGTCGTGTCGTATGGCACGCCCTGATATAATAATAAACGAAACCAAAGAAATGAGGTAAAACGATGGAACACTCGGAATATTTCCGCGATAAGGTGAAGACATTCCTCACCTACCTGCCCGAAAGGACGCTCAACGCCGGAATCGACGTGGTGACAACCATAATCGTATACGGCATGGCATACCCATGCACGCCCCAAGACTACCAGCACGCACTCGCCTCATGGATGCAAGGACGCCACGACGTGTGGCAAGACCGCATCGACGAGTACAAGTCGAACCCGACAGCCGAAAACCTTGCGGTCATAGGCGAACTCGCAATCAGAGAACACACCCCACACACACAAAGCGACTTCGACGACCTCGTAGAATGCATGTACCAGTCCGCCATAAACAAGACGCTAATCGAAAACGAACTCGAAAAAAGGAGGAACAATGGCAAATGAGAAACGCCATGACGTGCTCATCCGTATCGCGGCCGTACAACAGTCCGTGGAATCGGTGAAACGCACCACCGAAGGCTACGGCTACAAGTACGCCACGTTGAGCGACGTATGGCAGTTGGTCAAGCAGAGCATGGCCGAACATGGTCTAGGCTGGACGGCCGTCTGTTCAAGCGAGATAGTCGGCGCCGAAAGCGACATGCCAACCGTGTACAACACGCTCACAGTGGCCGTATTCGAGACCGAGCACGAGTGTGAAAACCTCATGGACATGGTGAAGCATGGTGAGGCGGTAAGCAGCAGCTACACGTATCCGGCCGCCGCCGCACAGCAGGTGGGCAGCTTCGAAACCTACTATAGGCGCTACGGTCTCATCCATCTGCTTGGACTCACAACCGTGATGGACGACGACGGGAAAACCGCCGTCAACCTCCCACGCCCCTCGCTCACCGAAGAATTCAACTAAAAACCACCCCCCCGCAAGGGGTCAATGAAAGGAAAACAAAATGGCAAACGACATGCTCGAAATCGAAGCCGTAGGCGAAATCCGATTCATCCACATCAAGGAAAAATACCAGTCCGACGCGGCGAAACAGCGCGGAATCGAACCGAACTACCAGTTGCAGCTCTCGTTCCCCAAGAACGGGGACGTGCATAAGGAACTCGTCGCGTCCGCGAAACAGTTGGGCGTGCGCGCCAATGGCGACAACCTCCGTTACAAGGACGGCGATTTAATCACCCTCAATGACGGCACCCAGCCGCAGCGCGGCAAGTGGCTAATCAACCTGTCCTCCAAGTGGAAGCCCAGCATCGTTGACCAGAACGCCAACGACGTGGAGCTGACCGAGGAGCCGGGCGACGGCACGCTCGCCAACGTGGCGTTCAAAATCGGCAGCACGAAGAATGGACGCCTCACCTACTTCCTGACCGGCGTGCAGCTGCTGCGCGTCGAGAAGAACAACACCCCCGCCCCCCACAAGTTCGGCGTGTACACGCAGCAGACCATCGACGACAATGGCGTCGATCAACCGGACCCGGAGTTCTGACCCAATCATGAACGCGCCAATCCACTACAGTGACGACACGCTGATTGACGCGCTCACCACATGTGTGAACATCAGCCAAGCCGCGAAAGCACTCGGAGTGTCACGCGGCTGGCTGTTCCCACACGCGAAACGGTTGGAGCGCGAAGGCAGAATCCTGCCCAAATCAATCATGCCCGCATATTTCAGACCAAAGGGAGACGAGTGATGAAACTCCTAGACGCCCCCCCCGACAATGTTCGGGTAAGCACCGCATTCAACATGATGCTCAAAAACAATCCCGGCAAATGGGCGGAATACCATTCCTACAAGAAACGCAACGTCGCAAACGCCACCGCCTATCACGTCCGCCACCACCTCCTCGCATGGACGGAACCCACAGTGGACTACGCGGCCGTGACACGCCGCAAAGAGGACGGCACCTACGCCGTATGGGTCAGCGCCGTACGCATCAAGGAGGCCGACAATGCCGAAACTGAATAAGCACACGCTCGAACCGTTGGAATCATCCATCCAGAACCGTCTAATCAGACTCCTCGAACAGCGGGGATGGTACGTGCAGAAAACCGAAGGACGCTCACGCAACGGCTTCCCAGACGTGACCGCCGTAGACCCCCGTTTCGGCAACGTGTGGTTCATCGAACTGAAACGCACGGCAGGCAAGCCAAGCCCCGACCAATGCCGCGAACTCAAAGCGCTCGCCGAACATAACGCCAACGTCATGCTCCTCTACGGCAGGAAAGCCGTGGACACCATAGCGTTCTACAAGAACTGGGCAGACATGACGAACGTCTACAACAATATCCTCATCGTCGATTCGGAAGGAAAAATGAAATGGACGAAGGAAATCTGACATACCAAGTCTTCGAAGACCGCGACACGTGGCTCGAAGCCCGCAAGGAGACCATAGGCGCGTCCAGCCTCGCGCATTTCATCGCAACCGGACAGCTCCCCACACCCCCGCCCGACGTTCCGGCAGTGCAATCCGCACTACAGTTCGGCAGCATCTGGGAACCGGCACTCGTCCAAATCTACGCGCGGCACCTCCAACTGACCGCAGTCGGCAAGAACACTCCAGTCGACGAGTTGGGAAACGGGCAGCTCGCATGGTACGACAACAGCTTCTACACGGACGGACGCCTGCACGTCTCCTTGGACGCCGCCTACCGCGACCATAAGGGCGTGCTGCACACCGTCGAAGTGAAGACCGGAAGCAAACCATCCTACACGTTCCTCTCCGCCGAACAGCGCCGCCAATACTCCGCCCAAGCGCAGATAGAAGCCCGCATGATGGGCACGGAGCATGCGGAAATCATCTACGCGCAACGCCCCCCGTCATGGGAGACATTGGACGCGGAATACATCACCAAGCGAATCAAGGAGACGCTGGACATCGTAATCATCCCGGACGTGATGGACGCGGGCGACCTCGAACGGTATGCGACCGAATACGAGCAGGCGGAACGGCCGACGGACGAGGACGACGATGGACTACGATTGCTGTCCGAACTGTTGGAGGCGAAGGACCGGTACGAAGCGCTGAAGGAACGGCTGACCGCATGGCTGGAGGAACGCCCCGGCGAGCGAGTCTACTGCTCTGGACACGTCGCAAGACTGGCCGAGACCACGCGCACCACCACCGATTACAAGGCGTACTTCAGCCAGCACCCGGCAGACCTGACACCATTCCAGAAAACCTCGACAACCACCCGACTCAGCGTGGTGAAGGAGAAGAAAAATGCATGAGTTCATGGTGAACTGCCTGTACATGCTCGTCATCATCCTGTCCGTGCTTGGAATCAATGCGGCAATCCTCCTCCTCATCGGCGCGGTCAAAGGCATCATCGACGCCATCGACCATCACGGAGGAAACCATGAATGATAGCATCTTCGACTGGCTTGACGAAGGCGCCCGGGCCAAAATCGAAAAGATGCGACAGCCCAAGCCAATGCCCCCCGCCAGAAAAAAGAAGACCGTCACCCGCTATGCCGACATGACACCTAAGAAAGTGAATCATAAGCGGAAGCTTAAAAAGAAGTGGATGAACGAAAACCACGAGAGAATGCTCGCTTATTGGGTGCAATACCGGCAGCAGCATCGTGAGGAATGCAGGGCCGCATGCCGCAAATGGCAGGCGAAGTTCATGAAAGAGCATGGCGTCAGCTATACGACATGGCGCAGATGGAAGCAGACGCCTGAAGGACGCGAGCGCATAGCCGCATGGGAAGCCGAACACGGGAAGGGCACGCAGTGAGGGCCTTCATCTTCGACGAGGCCGGAACCGGAAAGACGAAGCGCAGCATGGACTTGCTGGATGACGCGGAACATATTCTCGTCATCTGTCCGGCAAGCGTCGTGAAGACCGCATGGCTGCCGCAAATCAGCCAATGGTCGCACGGCAAGGCCATGACCATCGAAGACTACCGCAGGCATGGTTGGACTGAAGACTACCGTTTCCTCGTGGTCTCCTACAACATGGCCGCCAAGCTGGGTGAAGTGCCGGACGGTTTCAGTCTCATCGTGGATGAAAGCCACATGGTGAAGAATCCTAGGAGCGGACGTTCCAAAGTCGTGAAAGGCATCAGCGACCTCGCGGAGAACGTGCTGATGCTGACTGGCACGCCCGCTCCGAAGGATTTGGAAGACCTGTACGGGCAGACAGTGGTCATGTATCCGCACGCCAAAGACAGGATGGCCCTATTAGGCGATTCATGGCGCACTCTAGGGGCTTTCAGAGTGCGGTACGGTAAACCATACACGATGAGCGTGCAAGGGCGTCTCGTGGTCAAATACACGTACTCCAAGCCCATGGTCGAACAGGCGTGCAAGCAACTCCAGAAGCTCGTGCTCGACATTCGACGCGGCGGCAACCCACTACCCCAAGTGGAATGGCTGCCCAGCCCGAAAACAGAACAGGAGGATGCGGCGCTCGAACAGTGGACAACCACCAACCAGCTCGCCGAAGACGTGTACGCCACCAGCGCGAGCGCCGCAGCCGTCAAACTCGCCCAACTCGACGACGGTTTCGCCTACAAGACCGAAGACCGCAGCGAATCATACTGGTTCGGCGCGTCCAAACTCGAAACCGTCTACAGTGAAGCCAAGAGACGCGCAGACCAGACACCACTGCTCGTATGGACACGGTTCAAAGCGGTGAGGGACGAAATCTACCGCGTTTGGACGCCATGCACCGACGCGAAGACGTTCCTCGCCATGACCGACCAAGAACGCGGAAAATACCGGCTCATAGTCGCCAACCCGCAGTCGATGGGCACCGGCGTGGACGGTTTGCAGCATCTCATCAAAGACCAGATATGGCTCGACCTCCCATGGACATACGCTGACTGGGAGCAGGCCAACAGAAGACTGGTACGACGCGGCAGCCCCTATCAGGGACAGCAACGCGTCCTCGTACCGGACACGCCGTGGAACCGCAAGGTCATGGACGTGATAGAAGGAAGGAAAACACTAGATGACATCATCAAAACCGAAAAACAATTGGGAGAAGACAATGAGCAACGTCAATAAGGCGCTCGGCAATGACGCGGGCACCACGGCCATCGACAGGGGGACGCTCCAACCGTCCACTGTGCGAATCCACCTGCGCATCATCGACAACTTCAACCACATCAAGAACATGCTCACCGGCGACAAGGCCGAGGAGTACGGCGACCCGCGAACCATGTGCCAACGCATCGGACGACGATGGCTCGAACGCGAGGATGGCGAAACGGACGTCGCAATCATGATGGCCGAACTGAAAATCGAACGCATCAAATTCGACCCGACCAATGAAGACTCGTACATGGACGCCATCGCCTACCTCGCAATGGCGCTCGCGTTCATGCAGGAAAGGAAGCACCATGATTAACGTCAACCATAATGTGACGCTTATCGAGGCGAGCCGTGAGGAATGGCAGAAGATAGAGTCCGGGGAGACGAACTTCATCCTCCGCGACACCCAATCGCCATACGATACGACCGCCTTCATGGTCTTGGACGCCGACACCGGTGAACATCTGGGCAACGCCTTCATCCTCTCGGAAACCACGTTCGGAGGCTGGGAGAGCAGCCCTTGGACATGGCTCATGTTCGCCACGCTCACACGCATGACCGTGCGGGAACTCAAAGAACGGTTCCCGGACGAAGCGAAGATGAAAAACCCGTCCGCATGCGAAATGTATTTGTATGAAATCAAACCGATAAGCGACAAGGAACTGTTGCAGCGCCTTTGCGACAAGTAAGGAGAAAGAAAATGCTGAACGACGTCACCATCGAACAATGCGTGGAATACCAAGACCTCATCCTGCCATACACGGAAAAACAGTTGAACCCCAACTCGTATGACGTGACCCTACAGGACACCATACTTGTCTTCGCCAAGGATGAGAAGGCCTGTTATGCTGACGGCGGCGACCATACGCTGCACGGCGTCCACACCAAGCCAGTCAGAATCGACGGACACTACATGCTCCAACCCGGACAGTTCGTACTCGGAGCCACAGTGGAGAAAATCAGCCTGCCCGACAACATGATGGCACGATTCGACGGGAAAAGCAGCCTCGGCCGACTCGGACTCTGCACGCACGTGACCGCAGGATTCATCGACGCCGGATTCATCGGCACCATCACCGTCGAACTGAAGAACGAGAACAGCTTCCCCATCATGTTGAAACCGGGCATGCGAATCGGCCAAGTGTCATTCGAATACCTGAACTCTGCGGCCGCGAAACCGTACGGCACGGTTGGCCACTATCAGTATCAGAAGGCTCCGCAGCCTGCGGTGGAGGTGTGATATGAAAGCACCTCGCCACTGCCTCGACTGCGGGCGTGATATGACGTTGGATGAATGGTACCAAACCTGCAAGCAGGAAATCGATTCGGCGTTTACCGACGAGAACAGACAGGAAGGATTGGAGTATCCAGATGAGTGTTATTAGTGCACTGGCCCACCTCAACCCGACTCTATGTCGTGTTTGCCTGAAGAAGCTCACCAATAAAGAAATGTTTCTTTTCGATGGGTACTGCACGAAATGTTGGAGGTTGCGCGGTGGCCGTCCGCATTATGAATAATAAGATATGGCGCATGAAGCGCAGGCTGGAAGCGCAAGGCGAGAAGTTCTAATGGAAACCCTGAAGCTAATCATCGGCACCATCATCCTGCTTGTATACGTCGCAATCATCATGCTGGTGTGCGGAGCGTGGGACACGCGCGTGTTCATCGCATACGTGGCGACGGCAATCCTGACGGACATGATATGCACCATGTTGGATGATTAAAAAGAAAGCCCCCGCATGAATCTTGCAGGGGCCGGGGAGAAACCAAAGGGAGGATGTTGGTAAAAACTTCCAACAGCCCTCATTGTATCAGGCTAACGACACATTGTCAAATACCATTCGCTTCCCGAATCGGTGCCGATGGCGACATACCTAAACTGGCCCGAAGAAGCGCCAATATAACGGCCCCACAGGAAGCCGTCCGCATAAGTGCCCCAACCGTCCAGCACAACCTTCTGGCCGCGATTATAGCAGGCGACAACCTGACCATTCAGCGACGGTTCGGTACGCACGTTCAACGCATCGACCGCAACCTCATACGTGGTCGCAATCACAGTCGGAGACGGGGAGACCACCGGCGCCGGAGCCGGATTCACCGGAGTGTTTGCGCCCACGCCAGCATACTTGTCCCAAGCCGTCTTATCGCCCGCGAAATAGTTCAAATCAAGCGAACCCGCATAACCGTTGATGTGACCGTTCGACGTGTACTGACGCATCGGATACGCCACATACGACCAAATCGAGTTGGCATCCTGCCAGCCGACCGCATCCATGGACGCGTAGCATGCTTCCCAGATGCCGCAATCATGCTTGCCGCAGATATCCTTGATGAACGGAAGTTCGGAACGCGGCGCATACACGAGCGGCTTCACACCGGTCAGACGGATATACTGGTACAGAAACTCGTCCAGATACGCGCGATTGCCCCACGCGGCGTTATCATCCTGCTCCCAGTCGACGCACGGCACGAACTTGCCAAGATAACCCTTGGTGTGCTCAGCGAAGAAATACGCCTCCTCGGAAGCGTTAACGCCGCGAATGTAATGCATGTAGCCGACCGCGAGACCACGGGCTGCGGCCGCCTGAATCTTCGCGTCCGCACCAACCCACACGGAATTCACCAGACCATAGTCGTTGGAGCACTCTCCAGCGCCCCAAGTGCACTGCACCACGACGCCATCCGCGTCAATCTTGGAAACATCGCAATCGGCCTTCCAATTGCTGATATCCACAATCCTCATTATTCGGAAACCTCCTTAATATGCTTGCCGGTAATCTTCGCCTTTTTCGAAGTGGCGAGTGAAGCCGGACTGATTGAATCGGTCTTGCCGCTCGACGCGACACAGGTCAACACGCTTGCGATGGCGGCGACCAAGGCAATGCCGCCGACATTCATCCAATCCACGTCGAACAGGCCGACGCCACCGACCACGCCAGCCGACAATGCGGCCTGACATGCGGTACGGATTGCACGCTCCAACGTGTCAACCCAAAAATCCTTAGTGAACAATATGCTCCTTACTGTTGTCGTTTTCCAACGGTTCTATTGTACTCCTAAGCTCGTCAGGAAGCCGTGGCTTCGGATACCGTTCCAAAAACTCGGGGTCGAGCACATGGCAGAGTTCGCCCAGCCAATGCCCGATGGCCCGAATGTACGAGGTTTTCAAATCATCCTGATAGCGGAGTGCGTCGCACTCCTGAATGAATTCTGCCAGCTTCTCGTCCTGACGGTCGATTTCCCGTTGCATATTCAACTGTGCTTCGGACAGTTGGCGGTAGGCTTCGGACAGGTTGGTCTTGTTGTTTTGCATCCATGTGACGAGTGCGACGATGATGGCGCAGATGCCGGTGATGAACGCTACGGTGACTTCAGTGCTCATATGGCACTATTCTAGCCGATAATTGCGATTATGTCAGAACTCCAAGCGGCAAGTGGGCAAAGACGAGGGACACCATTAGACTGAAAATGCCGTACACCACCGATAAGGTGTTGCTTTCGCGCGAATGGGATACGGTCATTGTGTCGTCCGGCACCATGAAATACGATGTGTCAAACCAAGTTAACCATGGCACTGCGAATGAGACTGTTCCAGCAGGATGGAGGCCATACGTAGGCGACGACACCTCCATCGGTTATGGTATCATAGGCGCCGTTAACGTCAACTGGTGCCTTTTCGTCCGCCCGGACGGTCTCATCATCATGCTTGGCAACACTAATGGTGCATACTCTGGCATGACCGGAGGCTGGCAGTGCAGGGAGTGGAGGGCCTAGCCGATATCGTAGGTGAGAACGGACAATATGGAACGCTGTCCAGTCTGGCCGCCAGCGTATCCAATAGACACGCGTCCATCGGAGCCGATGGCCAAATACGTCGGAAAATAGCCATTTGACGTACTCGCGTTGATACTTTGTTGGACAGCTGGATAGAATGCGCTGTTGCTCACCTGCGCAATTTTCACATACGACCCCCAACCAGTCAGGTTGATATCAGCGGTCTGAGCGCGGATATGCGCTGTACCATTGGAAGCCCACATGTTCACAGTGTTCTTGTCGAGATGAATGTCGCGCCACGGCATGTTCCATCCACGCCACTTGTCGCCTTTTCTGACATAATCGCAATTATCGCCCACATTATGCAACAGCGTTCCCTCAGGCACGTTGGTGAGTGCGTCGCGCTGGGCGGAAGTCTGCACCAGCAGCTTGTCGCCCTTCAACGCGGCGCCGACATACGTCTGCGTGATGACCACGCCGCCAGCAGCCGTGTTCGACACGCCGGCAGGAAGCAGTATTTGGGCCAAAGCCAAAGCGCCAGCCGGAACAGCGGGAGCAACAGGCGTCGCCGCAGCCACACCCTTCGCCACGCCGAACGTTGGGTCGTCTGAACTGTCCGACATGGGGGAGCGCGTCTCGTTCTGCTTCATGTACACCACGTCGATACGCGAATTCGCGGACGGTGCCGCAGGCAATGGCACATTCGCATTGCCATCATTCTGCACCAACAACGCGCCGTAACGGTTCAATACCGCGTTGAACGGGTGCACCGTCACGCTCATGGAATTACTGTTGCCCGTCACGAGATTGTCCTGCGAACGGTCGAGAATGCCCGCGATGGGCATCATCGTCGTATTGTCGCAGACGAAAAGCCCGCTCATGTCGCGGCGCGCATCCAAGAACGACGCCTTGCCGGACACGGCGAACAGACTATTCCTCAACGTCATTATCAATCCTTTCTTCCAACGCTTTCAAACGTTCCTCAAGCCGGTCGATACGGTCATGGGCGAGATGGGTCTCATGGATGGCCCACACGCCCAGCATCGGATAGTTGATGCCGCACGGCTCATAATTATCATCATACTCTACGAACTGCCCCAAACCGTTATCGTCAAGTTCTTCGGCAATCATGCCCAAATGGACCGTCGCACTGTCCCCGTTCAGATTCACGTCATCAATGTAACGGTAGAGCGTCCAATCGACGGAACGCATCTGCTCCAACGTGATTTCCGGCATAATGAAATCCTGCTTCACCTTGCGGCTGGACTGGGCGGTGCCCATCGTACCGTCGGACAACGCCCATACGGCACGCCATGAGCCGGTCGAAAACAGGTTATTGAAGGCGTTGGTCGTATTAGTGCCGCCGCGCCCCGGAGGCAATACGCCCCAATTCCAAGCGTTGCACTTTTGGTCGATTGTCCCACGGTCATACGAGTTCTTGTTGATGGACGCCGCTACGGTCTGGTCGATGTTTTCGCTGATATCCAACACTCGTTGAATCGCCTGAGTCAACTGCGAGCCTGACGGCTTCTCCAATTCGCGCAGTCGCCGCCCATACTCGTTCAACGTGGACACGAGCTTGTTAGTCGCCTGAGCGGGATTCTTCACGTCAAGAACGTTTTCCTCCGCATCATCGACCAATGGCGCGCCATCCGCCTGCTCGCCCTGATGCACTACGATTTCCATTACTCCACCGTCACTTTCACACCGTCGAACACGTCACCCAACGTGAACGTAATCCAATTCGAGCTTTCATCGGCTTTGATGCCGGTGATGCGCCGCGTATGCGCGCCATCCACATAATACCAGTCGCCCTTCGTCGTGAACCTGATATAGTCGCCGACCGTATAGTTGGCGAGCGTCTGATTCACGGAATGCAGGTATCCGCGATGCACTTTCGCCTCAGTGGACGATACCGGCTGCCAGTAGACGGCCGCCGCCTCATTCGCATACGCCTGAAGCGTGTTCCGCAGTTTCACGGTCGAATGGCTGGAATCCACGCTCTCCCATATCGGCGCTCCAGCCTTGTCCAGAATGTCCGTATAGGCGGACACGACAAGCGTCTTGTCATCCGACTTGCCGGACGTGAACCATTGCAGTGAGGCGAGCTTGTCGCCATCATCTGTGGCGGACATGGAGGCGATGCCCGGCTGCATGGCGGACGCGCTGAAATAGTGGGTCTCACCACCCAACAAGGGGTGGCCGGTCTTCATATGCCACTCGTAGCCCAATCCGTCAGCCGTACGCATGGGGAAGAATCCGATATCGCAGCCGTTCTGATAGTTCGTGATGTTCGTCAGCACCTCGCCCACATAGTTCAAATCCACGGCCTGATAGTTCGCTTCGGACTTGCCGACCTCAGCCGTCTCCAACACGACAGGCACGTGGCTGTGAGGCCAGCTCATCGCCTGTTCGACGAGATTGCGCGCGACCGTGTTCCACGTGACGTTCCTGTACGACGTGTCATACTGCTTGTCCGGCGAGCCGTCCTGTTTGATAAGACTCTTGCCCATCGCCTTCGCCGGAAGGATAGTCCTATGGTCGAAATACGTCCACATGCCCGAAGCAACCAGCGTGAGGATGCCCGTGTCGGCATCATAGTCGCGGCGCATGAGAACGCCGCCGACCATAAGTCCATCATCCTCGGCGACCATGACGGTCTTGCCGATGGCCGCCGTGTTCCTCAAATCCAACAACCGTGCGTCGTTCGCGATGTATTGGAGACGCGCGTCGTCCGACGAGGCGTAGATAGGCACTTTGACGGTCAACGCGTCAGTGTCGTTCAGTTTCATCTCCCATTCGGCCGACGTGTGCGGCAACGGGATGATGCGGCGTCCGGTCAGCAGGTCTGCGAGATAGATTCTCACCTCCAAGCCTCCTTCCATTCGACGGTCATGGATGGCGTGCCCGACTGCACGCCCAACGGCGTGAACTGTATCGTCGCATCACCGTAAGGGCGGAACCAGTTCTCCTCTGTGAGGAACATGCTCAAATCCGACTGGTTCTGGAACAGGACGCGTTCATCGTCGAAGTCGAACACCATCGTCTCGTCCGGGTTGATTTGACGGTGGAATTCGACGGCTTCGCCGGTTTCGACGCAGTGGATGCGCACGCCTTCCGACAATCCTCCATGGATTTTCACGACAAGATGCGTTGGTGCGAAACCGCTGCCGTTGATGGCGACTCGTCCCGGATTGCCGACCTCGCCTTCCGACAACGGGTCGAGCAGCGGGTCGGTTATACCCTCACCGTCGGTCGGCACGCCGACGGTCTGCGAGCGCAACGGCCCATACAGGTAGGGTGATGGCGCCAGCAGGCCAATCTGGAACGCGGCCTTCCCGCGATACCGGTATTCATCCACGGTCATCGACCTGAGTTCCGCATCACAGGATAGGGCGACACCATTGCCTTTCTGCACGGTGACGGGAACCAAGCGTCCAGCCATGCCGCGTAGACGGCGCATCATCACGTCCGTATCCTCAACCGCGTTCGTCGCATAATAGCCGTTGACGGTGATGGTGCGCCCATCATAGTATGTGGTGCCGGGAATCGCGTTGCCGTCGGCCCTAGCCCAAGAATCCTGTTCGGTCTTGGCTGACGGCAAATCGTCGAAGCCGCTCATGGACACGAGCGTGAACTCGTGTCCGGCGTCGCCGTAAAGCGTGATGTCACCAACGGTGACGGTTATCGTGCTCAAGGTCTGACACTTCCAATCATCTCATTGTTCAAAGCGTATCCGAATCGGCGGGCCACGAGTTCCACGTCGCTTAACGGGCTTGCCACCACGTTGTCGATGTGGACGCCTCCAGTGTTCCGCTGCTCCGCCGACACCATTCCAGTATAGTCTTTCAGCTGCGGAGCGGACACCATGCCGAGGTTGGATGCGTCGATTTGGTCGAAGTCCAAGGAGCCGAGCACGCCGTCGACCTGACCGCGCACGAACGGGCCTTGGGCACCGATGGCCTTGCCGAAGTCGCGCATAAGATGCTCGCCCGACACGCTCGTATAGCCGGAGCCGGAGAACGGGCCTACCTTAGCAGGGGAGAACGGGAAGAAGGCTCGTACCTTCTGCAACGCTCCGCTCACCGCGCTTTTCACGCTTTCGACCGCTCCGAGAATACCTTCCTTGAAACCGTTCATCAACGCGGCGCCCGAATTAATCAGCCACGAGCCTGCTCTGGCGAACATGCCGATGATTTGGCCCGGAATGCCACGGACATAGCCGAGAATCTGACCGCCCAATCCGGCGAACGGGCGGGCGATGTTTCCGATAATCCCCGGAATCAGGCCCACAACGGCCATGAACATGCCGGGGAAGTTCGCGGCGATGCTCGTCACCACGCTGACGAAGGCGTTCAACAATGTTGGCAGACCGTTGATGATTCCGGTCACCAAGCCGCCGATGATGGCGGGCAGCTGGTTGATGATGGCGACGGCGATGCCCGGCAGTGCAGCGGCCAACGAGGTGACCACACTGGTGATGGCGGACATCAACGCTGGGATAAGCGTCGGCAATGCGGTTGCGATGCTCTGCCCGATGCTCGGGAGGGCGGCAACGACGGTGGCACCCAACGCTTGGATGCCGGAAGCCAAGGATGCGCCGAAGCTGCTGATAAAGCCGGCGATGGCCCCACTGTTGTCGCTTATCGCGCTGAACGCGGCTTGAACGCCAGCCACCAACGCCTGACCCAAGGAGAGCATGATTGACGGAATCTGCGCCGCGAGCGTGGCGAACAGCGTGCCGAACGCTGTAATCAGCGTCGGGCCGTACGTGGCGACAAGACCGGGCAGTTGGGCGAACATGCTGGAGAACGCTTGCGTGATTTGCGGCAGTATCGCCATCAACGCTGGCGCGAGCGTCTGGCCCACGCTTATGAGAGCGTCGGCGATGCCCGGCAATGCGGCTGTGACGCTCGACACCATTTGAGGGAGGGCTGCGGCGAACGCGCTGGCCATGGCGGGCAGTTTCGTCTGGATGCCGGTGAGCGTGTTGTCGAGGCTCTTCTGCCATTCATCGAACTTGCCCGTCATCTGAGTGGGGTCGAGTTTGAACAATGTCTGGAAGCCTGCGGTCAATCCGGTGAAGATGGCTCCTGTCACACCCAACCGGGATGCGATGTCGCCAATCCCTCCGATTGCCGCGCCGCAGCCTCTCACGGCCACGCTGAAGCCCTTCAACGCGCCGGAGGAGACTTTCAACGCTGCGGAGCCGATGGTGGCGAACGCCGTCTTACCTGCGGCAGCCAGAGGGGCGAACCGTCCCACAAGACGCGACACGGCACCACCAAGCGTAGCGGACAATCCAGTGCCGAACGTCTTCGCCGCATCCATCAACGGGGCGAACGGATTCTGCCCTTTGAACGAGCCGAAAACCTTCTCGGTAAGACCTTCGAACGGGAACGCCAACGTGGCTGCAGCTTCAGCGCCGAACGACTTGAGCGCGCCCTTGACCGTGGACAGGCCGTTGCCTACCACGGCACCAAGCTGGGACATGGCGGCGCTGATACCGGTCGTGTCCAGCATCTCGTCGAACACGGTCTTGAATTCGGACGCCCTGCCCTTCGCGTTCTCAACCATGGTGAGCACGCCTGACTCCACGTCGGCTCGAAGGACTTCCATCTTCGTCTTGGCCGCTGCGGACGCGCTGGAGAAGATTTCGGTGAAAATCTCCTTGACTGGTGCCCACTGCTGTGCGGTGTTTTCGGCATAGTTGGACAATCCGTTCTTCAGGTTGCCGAACGTCTGCATGATGCTGTCAGACGCGCTCACGGCGGAGCCGACCAAGGGGAGGAACACGTTCGGAATCTTGAAGCCGGTCAGCTCCTTGAATTCGCGTCCAACCTGCACGAGCTTGTCACGGTAGATGTCCGCGCTCTGTCCTGCAGTATCCAGCGAACGGTAGATGTCCGAATCCATGACGATGGTGCCTGCTGCGGTGCGAATGTCACGGAACGCCTGAACGAGGGACGGAGCCTTCTTCTTGGCGGCCGTATCCACTTCCGCGTTGAGGGTTTCGAACGCTTTGAGGAACGATTCGGGAAGCGCTTCGGCGTCCGACCCCATCGCGTTCAAACCGTTTTGGAGCAGCTTCACGTTGTCCGTCACATTGCCGACGCCGTTCAGCAGGTTGGACGCGGCCTTCTCGACGATGCCGAAGCCTGCCGCGCCCTTCTCGCCGAAACTGAACGCGTACGAGCTTAAATCCTTGAACGCGACGTTGAACTTGCCGACCGCGTTCTGCACCCGCGTCGAAGCGGACAATGTTTTCGACATGGCGTCGGCCATGCCCGCAAGCTTGTCGATGACCATGGACGATGCGGACACGGCGTTGCCGAACGCGCTGGTGAAGCTAGAACCGAGGTTGATAAGCTTGTTCTTCACGGCTACGAGCGCGCTGCCGATGAACGGGATGCGGGCCGCGAACCGGTCGTTCGTGGCGACCATGAGGGAGAACACGGTGGTGCCGATGACACCCACAGTGTTCAGAATGTCACCCAATGAGGTTAGGAGGTTGGCGTTCTGCGAGTTCACGCTGATAAGGTTCGTCAACGGTGCGAGGAACTGTTCGACATGCTGCGCGTTGAACGTCTTGTTGACGGCCGGTGCCAGCTGGTTGACGAACGTAGCGGCAAGATTGGAGGCGGCGTTCGACAATGGCACGAAACCGGCGAGCATTTCACCGAACGTGTCCACCATGCCCGAATCGGAGATGGCGGTCAGCGTCTTGCCGAGATTCGCGGACAATGCGGTAGCCGCTTCGGCCGACCTTACGCCAATCGTGTTCTTGATGCTGTTCCATGCGCGGTCTGCCGTGACGGGCATGGCGGCGAACTGCTTTTCGATGGCGTCGGCGTTCTCAAGCACCGTGTCGTATAGGGCTTGGCCGCTGATTTTTCCTTCCTTGCCCAACTGCTTCAAATCGCCTACGGAAACGTTGAGATGCTTGGCGAGCATTCGGGCGATTTGCGGCGAGTTCTCCATGATGGAATTCAACTCGTCGCCGTTCACGATGCCCTTGCCTAAGGCTTGGGTAATCTGACGCATGGCGCTGGACGCTTCCTGAGTGGACGCGCCCGTGCTAATCATGTTCATGTCGAGCAGTTTCGTGAACTTGGCGGCATCACTGTAGTTGGTCACGACTTCAGGTGCGAGCGTGCGCAGGCGTGCGGCGGACTGGATGAAATCGTCCGTTGTGACGCCGACCTTGTTCGCGTATTTCAGCGATGCTTCGAGAGAATCCTTATAGTCACCGGAGGTGCCTACCGCGTTCTTCAGCATGGCGGTGGTCTGCCCCCACTGGTTGCCCATCTCGATGATGTCGGACGTGATGCCTTTGACAGCCTTGCCGACCGACGCGACGGCGGCGATGGCTGCGGCCGTGTTCAGATACTTGCCGATGTCGAGTTTGGCGAAGCTGGTGCCGAAAGCGTCGGCGGAACGACGGCCACCAGTAGTGAATGAGGCGAACACGCCGTTGAGCGCGCCTTTCACACCGCCTTGCAGGTTGAGGCTCTTGTTGAACGAGCCGGAGAAGAGTTTCGACATGCCCAAACCGTGCGCCGTGAAAAGTCGGCTTGTGCCGGACGCGAGCTTGGGCTGGATGGCGGGGGTCAGCACCGCGCCCTTGCTTGCCTTGACAAGTGCGGACTGCAAGCCTTCCAACGATGGGAGTACCTGAATCCATGCGGTCGCGATGCTGCCCTTTGCCATCTACTGTTCCTTTCGGTGAAGACCCAACGCCTTGTTGATGTCTTCCGTGTTCATCGAATCGAGTTCGTAATCATCCTCCTTTTTCTTCTTCTGGTTTTCCGGCAGGACGCTTTTCGGCTTCACTCCCTTGCCGGAGTAGGGGGCGAGTGTCGACTGTTGGATGATGTCGAGCAGTCGGGCCGTAGCGCCGAACGTGCCTATGAGTTTCGCCCGTTCCAATATGGAGTATTGGCGCGGGCTGCCGTATTGGCTTGCGAAGTCGGCCAGTATCTGGCTGTCCCACTTGTCCGGGTTTATCGCATAGGTCAGTCTTTCGACTGTGACCCCGTAATCGTCGGCAATTTTCCCGACAGGTATTCCCATGCGTCGAGAATGTCATCATCAACGGCGTTCATGAGCTGTTCGTACTTGTCTTCCTTCAGCACGTCCTTCATGAGCTTGTCGATAAGCCACATGGTTTCCATGCCGTCTTCCACGCCTTCGGAGTGGATGGCCTGCTGGAAGCGGCGGTTGCGGAGGAGTTTCGCATAGGCGTCGGCCCAGTCGTCGGTGAAGTCTTCGATGGTGATGGTCGGCTTGCGTTTTGCCATTGGGTTTCCTTTCGTTGTCTGTCTATATAAGAATACCCCACATGCCGGTCAATGGACACGGGCATGTGGGGTTCCTATGTGGTTGTCACATCGAGACGAGCGAGATGGAGTCGAAGTAAAATGGTTCGGAGGCTCTACTATTCGAAGCGACAACCTGAGCTGTCACCGGCGAATCACCTGACTTGAATGTTCCAGAGTACACCTTCCAGTTGGAAGCTGCTTCCGTGCTCGGCATGATTTCAAACAGGACGGATTGCGTATTGACGTCTTTCACTTCGACACGGGCAGTTCGTGGTGCCGTCCAGAAAGAGAACATGTAGAACGATAGCCTCATGTCTTCGTTCGGCGGAATGACGAACGATGCCGAAGACGCACTGACTGGACTTGTATCTCCGATACTGAGGCACTTTTCGCCTTTAAGCGCGTCTTTAACGTCTACAACGCATTCAGCCGGTGTCCATTTCGCATCGGCATCCTCGAAATCGCCGTTTGGAATCAGATTGTCGAGGAACTCTCCGAAATCGTGGGCGGCATCCGAGTTCAGAACGCTAGCATAACGCACAGCGCTCCAACTGTTATCGCCGCCACTTGTGCCGTCAACAGTGGATTTCAGAATCTTCACAGCAAAGCGAGTGCCTTTTGGCAGAGTAAGGACGCCGGTGTATACGCCGCCCTCACCCTTCGTCATTTTCACGCCTGAAATTCGCTGCCAAGGCTCTGACTGTCCCCAGTCGCCAACACACCGCCTTCAGCAACCGTCTTGTCAGTGACGGTGACCGTAAGGCTCTGATTCGGAGAGTCTACGCTTTTGGGATGGTGATGTACTGGGTCTGTGCTGGCTGGGTGGCGGTCGGATAGGCGTTGATGGTGAACTCGAAGTTCACGAGGGCGGTATGCACGTGGCTGATATCGCCGGTGATGAGGAACGTCGCGTCGGGCATCACGTTGCGGCGCTTGCGGCCGCCCTTCAGCATTTCGTCGATGACGATGACGTGATGTTCAAGGTCTCCGGCCTGCTCCTTGACGGTGATGACGCCATCCTTTGAAGAGGATGCCCGTTCGACAGTCACGTTGGCGGAACCATAAGCGACCTTGAGGAGGTCTTCGTTCAACGCTTCGATGCAAGTGCCGGTCCACGTCTTGGAGAACGTCGGGTCGGCCTGTGCGACGGTATCGCCGCCTGCGGCCACGATATCATCGCCTGCGGTGAGGGATGCCGGTTCGGTCAGACCGTCTTCGGACAGATAGCCGAGACCGACGAACGCCGGGTCCAGTTCGGTGGTGGCGTCGGTTGGAATGGCGGTGCCCAGTGGGGCGACCCAAATATAGCCGGATTTGTTGGCACTCGCGCCCGGCTTCGAGAATGTCACGTTTGCGGAAGACTGCTTCACGCCCATGTCAATTCCTTTCGTAGGTTAACAAATATGGTGGATGGGCGGCGTTATCGCCGCCCATGAGGGTTATCACTCGGTGGTGTGGGTGATGGCGTAGAACTTGCTGGTACCGCCGATGAAGCCCCAGCCGATTGCGACCTCGGTGCGGAGCATCACCTTGTTGACTGCGCCCAAGTCGCCTTCTGCGGAATTGTCCGGGTTGCCGGAGTCGAACACTTCGATGCCGGACAGCGGGATTGCACCCCACACGAAACGGTTGGCGAAGTCGCCGATGACCGCATCGAGCACCTTGTTGTTCAGCTGGCCGGAGCCGGTGGCCGCAGCAGTGTCGGACACGGTGTTGGAGGCGGCGAGGGTGACGCCGCCAAGGTTGACCATGTTGCCGATGAGCGGAACGTCGGACGCATACTGGGTCGGCGTGCCGATGGTGGTGAGGCCGTCGCCGATGGCGGCCAAGTAGGAGGAGGTGGTGACGCCCTGCGCTGACGCGTCCCCCTGTGCGGCGACCTGTCGCACGGCCTGCTTGAACGCGGTGGCGGCTTCCGCTCCGGTGCCCGGAGTGTAGCTGATATCGCCGGCCTTGTCGAGCACGTAGCCGTTGGTGCGTGCGACGGTGGATGCGGCCTTGGTGGCCGGATTCACGCCGAAGATGGGCGCGAAGTCGAGTGCGCGGCTGATAGCACGGTTCACGTAAGTGCGGTACTGGTCGAGGATACCGGCCTGATACGGCTGTGCGAGGATGCTCTGAAGCATGGTCTGCGGTGAACCGGCTCGGAAGGTGGCGTCGGTCGGATTATAGGCGCCGTCCACGCCGAACAGCTGGAGGAACTTCTTCGGGAAACGATAGGAGATGTAGAAGGTGATGGGGTTGATGGTCACGACGCCATTGGTCGCGTCGTTGGAACTCTTCTTCTTTTCGGCTTCGGTTTCGCCGGTGGCTCCTTCGCCGAAGATGCCCATTTCACCGGAGAAGTCGATGGTCTGCATCTGGGTGCCGATGAGGTCGATTGGGGTGCTGTTGGAAATCTTGGCGATGGCTCCGGCTGCGGGCTGTTCGGAAATCAGCTTGCGGTCTACGAAGCCGGGCTTCAGTTCGATTGTCGCTAGGGACATGACTGCCTTTCGTGGTAGGGGAATGGTGTCGGCCTTCTTCATTGCGGCCCCGACTCGGCCTCTACCACGATTGTTTCCGGCTGTGTGTGCCTCGACCCCACAGTCGCCTGTGGGTATGCCCTGCATTGTTTAACGACTGTGCTGGGCGGTCAAGTCGATACATTTTTGTGGAGACGGTCGGGTTTTGGCAGGAGGAACGAAGCTTTGTCTGCCGACCATCTCCAAGACATAGCATAACACCCCGTCTGACTTTCGTCAAACGGGGTGCCGTGCCAACCAGAATCACTAGAGAGGAGATGCACATTCCTGCGCAACAGTTATCATTCTACCACAGTCTCGTCGCGGCGCGCGTTCGGCGTGTCGCGGGACTCGCGATGTGGTCTGACTTGGCGCGGTTGCACTGCATGTGCGCGGGCACCAGATTGTCCATCCTGTCGCTTCCGCCCGCCGCACGCGGTATCACATGGTCGGCTGTGAACGCCAACGGATGCGCCGTGTTACGGCCCCAGTAGAACGGTTCGCCGCAATAATAGCAGGGCGCTCCAGTCCGTTTGGTGCGTTCGCGGAGGATGGCGCGGTTGCGGTGGTAGAGTCCCGTATCCTTGCCCATTTCAGGCAATCACCTCCCTGATTTGACGTTCCTTCGGACGGTTGACGCCACGATACCATGCGGCGATGCTCACGCCCTTCAATCCGGCCGTGGTTTCGGTCTTGCGTATCGGCGCGAACTTCCACTGGTCTTCGGAACCGGATTTGAGCTTCTGCGCGTTCTGCACTTCGGCGGTCAATTGCGGGTTGTTCGTATGCTTGAACCGTCCCTCGTTCAACAGGTCGAGGAAGCCCTGCTGGGAGGCGAGGAATTCGGTTCCGGTCAATTGGATGACGTTCAATCCTCGTGGCAGCATGTCCTTTATCGGATTGTTCAATCCGCCCGCATCGAGAATCAGCGTGGTCTTGCGTGGGCGGGTCTTCAGCTCGTCCACGACCCACTGCCATGATTCGGTGGTGGTGCGTTCGTCCACGATTTCGCCGATGATGTACGCCCACTTGTCGTAATGCTTCGAGCCGACCGTCACCTCTTCCGTGTTGGCGGCGACGCTGAGGGCGAGCGTGCTGGTGGCCGGGTCGAAGGTGAGCGCGTAGACGAGCGTGTCACGGTCATGTTGCAGGTCGGAGTAGGCGCTGTCCCACAAGTCCATCGGAATCGCGGGCGGAATGCTGTCGGCCCACCATAGGCCCAAGTCTTGGATGCGGAAGTCTATGAGACCGTCCGCGCCACCCTGTTTGGCTATGGCCACGTCGGTGAGGAACGCTTCGCGTGGAATCACGTCCGGGTAGAGCGGGTTGGTGAGCGCCCACAACTGTTCATCCTCGATGTCCGCCGTCTCGTCGTCGATGCCGTAGCGCACCGCATACGACATGTCATCGTTTTCCGCATTGTCGAGGAACACGTTGAACGTGTCACCAATGGACGAGGGGAGGAACGGGGTGCCCGTGTAGATTATCATCGCCATGCGACGCGTCTTCAACGTCTTGGAAATCATCGCCTCGTATTCGGAGCGGAGTTCCTGCGCCTCGTCGAAGATGACCAAATCGAACGTGCCGCCCATGCCTGCGGAAGCGCTTTTGCGTGAGCGGAAGCGGACGAACGCGCCATTCCTCAACTGTAGGCGCTCGCGGCCCATGGTCGTGCTGAAATGCGTGACTTCGGCCTTCAGTTCCGGGTTGGAGTCGATGGCGTCCTTCAAATCCTCCATGATTTTGTTGGCGGCAATCTGCTCGTGCGCGGTGACGAGCACGTTCAGGCCGAGCACGAACAGGTAGTAGAGGATTGGTGCGGTGAGGATTTTCGTCTTGCCGTTCTGTCGAGGCATGTTCAATGCGACGCGCTTGTACTTCCACGTGCCGTCCTTCTTGCGTTGGAAGGCGTTGTTGAGGAATTCGACTTGGAATGGGAGTATTGCGTTTCCACGACCCCAGTTCACGTATTCTGCGGCCATGATTGCCACGTCTGATGTGGGGCGGACGTTCGCCCTCCAATTCGGGTTCTTCACCAGCATGTCACACCACCTGATACTTCTTGAGCACGTCGGCGTCGGCGCCCTTACCGTAGGCGTCGCCGATGGATGCGATGTCCTGCGCGGTCTGCGGGAACGTCAAATCGTAATCCAATGTGATGCCCAACGGTTCGAACACGGCGTTCAAATCCTGTTTGATGATGTAGATGCGGCTGACGAAGCTTTCACGGTTCGACACCAATGATTGCGTGGTCGCTCCGAGCGTGTCGAGAATCTGCGCGTCCTGCGGCGGCAGGCCGGTTTCCATCTGGAAGCTCAACGCCGTGTTCTGCAGGAGGGTTTTGAGCTGTCCGTTGTCCCACTGGCTAAGTCGTTTGACTTCCGGGCGGACGATGGTGTCGTGGTCGTCGTTGGCGTCGAATTTGGTCCAGTCGGTCGGATTCTTGTTCGGGTCTGTTTTGATTACCACGTCCGGGGAGGTGCCGACCACGACGGGTTCGGGCAGCATAAGGTGTTCGAGGTTTTGGGAGATGAGGCCTTCGATGACCATGGCGCGCTGCGCCAATAGTACGGCTTGGTCGGTGACGGGCGCGTGGCTGAGGGTGAGGCAGCGGAGGTTTTCGTTGATTTCCTCCGCGTTCTCGTCGTAGCAGCGGCCGTCCAAGCCGACTGCTGCGACCTTATCCAACGGCAGGTCGGCGGTGGTGAGGTAGTCGGCGCTGAGCGGGTCTCCGTCCTGCATGAGGAAGTAGGAGTTGACGCCGCCGACGGCTTTGGAGAGGATGCGGGTGAAGCTGCGCTTGCCGACCGCGCTGAAGTTGCTGACGCGCACGCGCATGGCGTACGCGTTCTTGACGAGTTCAATCCATGGGAATGAGATTGCCTGTTCGTCCACGATGGTGAGTGTCATGAGCGTTTCGCTTCCTTCGCTACGAGTTTCTGCAATGTGGTTTTCGGCGCTTTGGTGGCGGTCGTACGGCTTTTGTGCGAGTCGACTTTCACCGCTTCGTCGAAGTTCTTGGTCATGGTCATGAGCAGCTGCATGAAGCTGACGTAGTTTCGTTGCGCGTTGGCGGCCATGCTCATGTTGTATTCGCGGTCGTCGTCGTCTGTTTCGGCTTTCCGCGCGTACTCTTCCATGTCCGAGTAGGCTTTGTCGATTAGTCCGTTGACTTGTTCCATGCGGCTTGAGAGGGCTTCTTCAGTCTTCCCGGCCATAAATCCTCCTTAACTGTTCGGCCATTCGGCGGTGTTGTGTTCGATACCATCGTACCATTTCCGTTTTCAGCATGGTGCGTCGCGTCGGGCTTTCCTGATATCCGGTGTTGTTGATTGTCGGAGTCATGTGAGGCTGTTCCTTACGTAGATTTTGCAGTCGCATCCGGCGTGTCGCACCCATACGCCGTAATGGTTCGCATCATAGGGGTGCCAGATGCCGCACCGTTCGAGACACCAGTCGCATGTCTCGCCGACCGATTCGCGTACCACTTCCGTGGTCGAGTCGATGGCGAACAGGTTGGCTGTGGCCTCCTGCATGGGTTGTACGGCCAGTTCGCGCTTGTATTTGGCGAGGAAGTCCCTGACGGTTTTTTCGGAATGCTGTTGGCTGAGGAGCCAGCCGATTTTCCTTCCGAAACTGTCGGAGTCGAGTCGCTCCAAGCCTAGTCCTGCGGATTTTTCAGCGACCTGCTTCCAGATGTCGCCCAAGACCTGTCCGGCGAGATGCTTGTCGCCGCTGCTTGCGGCGGCTTGGGCTTGGCGTACCTGTTCGTCGGTGATGATGTCTTTGGCGGCCGGTGAGAGGATTTCCATGAGGTCTTCGACGGACTCCTGTGTGGTTTTCAACTCAGGTACTCCAACTGGTAGTCGTAGACGGTTGACGTGCGTCCGTCTTTGATGGGCTGCGCGTCGGTGGTGTTGAGCAGCGGCGCGCCCATGATGTCCCAGAGGCTCTGATTGTACCAGTCGGTCAATGCGTCACCGATTTCCGCGCTGAGCGCGTTGTCGGTGGGTTCGCGTGTGACCACGGTGATTGCCACGTCCAAGTGGCGGATGTAGGGGGTGATGTCGGACGCGTTCTGGCGTGTGACGATGATGAGCGGATACTGGGTGGCGGCTTTCACGGTCGGATACCGGTCGTATACGCGCATGTTGAGCCGTTGGGATAGTCCGTTGATGATGTCGTTGACGATTTCATTGTCTTTGCTCACAGTCCGAATCCTTTCAGCGTGTCGCCGGAGTGCGGCGTCACATGGTATTTGATTTCCGTTCCTGCTCGGCGTGTCCCGTGGAACGTGCTGAGCGTGCGGTATGTGGTCATGGTTGGCGCTTTGCCACGGTAGGAGTCCATTCGCAATTGCGGCATGATTTGCATGGCGACGCGGCGGGACTCCTGTTGGAATCCCGCCGACTGCATGAGGATGTTGGTTGCCGCGTTCGGTGCGGCGACCATGATTTTGGCGCCTTTGAGTCTCGCCATTAGTATTGCACCTGCTTCGCGTTGAAGCTCCATTTGAACGGGTTGAACATGACCCTGTTTTCCGGGTCGATAGGCGGTCTCACGGAGGTGACGTGGTAGGGGGTGCCGTTGTATTCGAGTTCGCCGCCGACGATTTCCGGTGGTGTGGCTGGGGTGGTGACGTGGATGGTGAGCGAGTCCACTTCGGTCATGTTGTCGAATTCGCTCGTGTTCTCGCTTGTCGTGTTCGCTGTGACGAGCGCTTGGAACGTGTACTCGTTGTCGCTGGTGGTGACGGTGATTTCGTGGGTTTTGAGTCCGTAGTGCGTCACAGCTGGAACCTCGCTATGGTGGGGCGTCCGATGCCGAGCTGTTTGAGCTGGTTGCTGGTGAAGAACACGTCGTCAGTGTTGCCTCGCCATTCGCCGGTGAAACTGTAGCCGCCCGCCGTTTGGGTGAACGTTTTGAACGCGCTCAGGTCGGTGTCGCTGTCAGACATGGCTTCCTTGCGGCTCACGTCCTGTGCGACGCTGACGCCGATGATGTCGGCGACCATTTGGCGCGTGAGCGGGTCTTCCGCGACCTGCTTGTCCAAATCGTCGCCTTGGTTGCGGTACATCATGCGGAGCACGTTTGAGGCGGCTCCGCGTTTGCGTGCCTCGTAGTCCACGAGGTCTACGGGAATTTTGTGGCGTAGGTACGCTTCGGTGTCTTCGACGGTGGCGAGCGGCTTCAGTTCGTCGGTCAATTCTTTTCCTTCCAGTCGTACATCGAAAGCCCCAGTTGCAGGATGCGTTCGGCAAAGCGTTTTACCAGCTTGTCCTTCTCGTTTTCGTCCAACTCCATGGGCGAGGTCACCACCATGTCGTCGTCGATGATTGAGAGTGTTGCCGGAACGCTTTCGTCGCGCATCGTCAGACCGAGGATTCGGACGTCACGCATGCGCGGCGCCCATCCAGTCGGGCGTCTTGGCGGTCGGTTCGACGGTCACTGGTGTGACGCGCGTGCGGCTGTTGATACTCGCGGCCAGCTGCTTCTCGAACTCGTCGAGACGGGTCTCGTCTTCGGGCAGGAGTTCTGCGCTCAGACCGTACTGTTCGGCGATGGCGTTGCGTTTCGCCTGCAATAGGCCGAGGCTGATGCCCTTCTCCCTCGCCTCCTTGACGCGCGCCTCCGTCTCTTCGGCTAGCTTTCGGGCGTCTTCGGCTGCCTTCTGGGCTGCTTCGAGCTTTTCGCGTTCCTTGGCGAGCTTTCGGCTGATGATGGCGTCGAGCTGGGCTTGGGTGATTGTCGGCTCCTGCTGTGTCGTGGCCGCTGGGCTTCCATTCGAGCCTTCAGAGCCTCCCACTCCGGTACCGGTCGCATTCGGGTCTGTTCCTTCCACTAGTCGGATTCGCTGCATGCCGTATCGTTTGAAGTTCATACCAGTCTTTCCAATCTTAACCGCATCGTGAGTTCCACGATGTCCGTAGCAGCATTATACGCCCTACGCAGGTCTGCGAGTGCTTTCAGGGTTTTGGGATTGTCGCAGTCGTCGGGGAGGGCGGCCAGATGCCGTCCGAGTTCTTCCTGTACGGAGCGGGCTTGGTTTTCAATCGTTTGGATGGGTGCAGTCAATGGACATGTCCTTCTTGTAGGTCGCGACGAGGCAGTCGTGTTCGAATCCGCCTTCGTCAAAGGTTTGGATGGTGGTGTAATGCACTGGCATGTTCGCGTATTCGCAATACCATGCGATGGCGAACATGGTGGTCAGTATGAAGGCGATGGCGCCGTAGATGATGGTGTTCCATGGTTTGCGCATTCATGTTCCTTTCCTAGGGTTCGTCCGATGATGGCGCAGGCCAACGTGGCGCTGCGCGTGGTTCTTATTCTAGTCCGGTGGCCGAACATGACGCGGCCTTTGTCGGTGACGGTCAGTTCGGCCAGTATATGCCCGCAGCGGGGGCACTCGTAGACGCATGACAGCCGGCGGCCCATGGGGCGGATTGTGACGTCCGCCCCATGTTTCGCGCCGGTGTCGCAGAGGCGCCCTATCGGGTTGT